TTACTTGGACATTTGATGTCATTTGCAAAACCAAATTGCGATGATTGGGATGCATTTATAACAGAGGATGTAAGAGTTATGGTTGAGCAGTCAGGAGAGGATGAAAGACAGTGGATTGAAAATTTGAAGGGTGCTTTGTCCAATTGGAAGAAGTACCGACAAAATAAGGACATTAAGAATGTATTGAAATTGTTGAACTATGTTGTTTCGCTTGGAATGTGTGAAGCCTCCAATCTTACTTTCAAAATGGGAAAGTTGACAATGTTTGAACCTGTAGTCTATAAACAACAAATTGAATGTACTGATTTGATTGATTTATTCGCTACAACTGCTATTGGTTTCATAGAAGGTGGTTGGCGTGTTTATAAGACAGGGGAAATTTCAGCTTTCTTTGAGCATGATGAAGAAATGACCAAATTTGAATCTTTATACAATAAAATTCGAGATGTACATGGTTTTTCATTAACAGGTAACCTCAAGGAGCATGCGAATATAACGGAAACGGACTATGAATTACTATTGGACGAAGCTGTTGAACTTGGAGACAAGCTTACAAAGAAAATCAATCGAACTATGACAATTGAGAAGAAGTTTTTGATGGATCGGTTAGATAAAATTCGGGATTGGCGCAATGAATTTATTCAGGTGCGTACCCGAGGTGGTTTACGTAAAGCACCATTTGCCATTTCTTTATTTGGAAATACATGTGTGGGTAAGAGTACTTTAAATAAACTTACCTATGAAGCGATTGGTGAATACAACGGTATTGATGTAAGTGACGAGAGAGTTGCAACTTGGGCGGATAATGACAAGTATGCTTCCAACATTCGATCATCTACCAATGTTATTGTTCGATGATTTTGGAAACACTTCTCCATCTTTCATGGATTTTTCACCAGTTTATCGTTTGATTCAAACGATTAACAATGCTTTGTTTTTGGCCCCGATGGCGGAAGCTTTTATGAAGGGAAAAGTAGCTCTCCATCCATGGATAGTTATGGTCACAACTAACGTTGAACACTTGTTGGCAGAGAAATATTCAGAAAAGCCAGAGTCGGTGCTACGTCGTCTGTTTCATGTTAAGGTTCTCGTAAAAGAAGAATTTCAGACTAATGGAAAGTTGGATTCAAGGAAAGTTGAGGCGAAGTTTGGTATGAAACGTGAAGCAGATATTTGGACTTTAACAGTACGTGAATGTGTTGTAGGAGAGGCAAAATTCTCCAATTCAAATAAGAATATGTACGAGTTACGACCCATTGAATTTGAAGGTCAGTCCATGGAAGGTGTCGATTTATACAGGTATTTAAAGTGGGCACAAGTTGCGTCTAAG